AGGTTGTAATGGAGGATTTCTCCATGTATCTCCTGCCTTTAATTCTTGTTCATGAAGTTCAGCAGTTTGTGTATCAATCCATCTTAATAAAAATCTTCCTGAATTAACAAACCAAGATTCATCTTTTTCTCTGTGGAAGTGCATTGAAAACTTTGCTCCTAGCTTTTCAAAGACCATAATTTTACCGCAGTACAACTCATTAGTTGCCCAGATCAGTTCGTATCCCCAACCTTTTTCAACTCTGCCTTCAAGTCTTTTTGTCATGTACGATATCCTTTAGATATTCCTCTATTGTAATCCAATGCCTAATTGGTATAGTATTATGTATCTTTGTATTGTCAGCACAAGTATATTCCTGATATTGTCCTTTCAAATGGTCTGGCATATCAATATACTCTATTTCAGCGTTTTGTAATTTAGCAACTAACTTGGCAACAGTTTCTATATCAATTGGTTTGCTAGTACCTAAGTTAAACACACCACTTACATCTTTAGACATCATTTCTTCATGTATACGCACCACGTCATACACAGATACTAAATCTCTTTTGTAAAGGTTACTGTTTTTAAATAACTTAATTTTTCCGGTTAATGATGCTTGTTCTTGAAACTTACTAACCATGCTTTGTTGATCTTTTTTATGTCCTTCACCTGGTCCATACACGTTAAAATATCTAAAAGACTGTACGTTCATTTTAAACTGTGTAATGTCATTGTCAAGTAAAAATTTATCTATTAGATATTTGCTCCAAGCATACGGAGTTTGTGGGTATACGGGATCTGTTTCACTGAACATTTTTTTCTTGAGTGGACCATATACTGCCGCTGTACTTGCTATCTGTATGTTAGTCCCATAATGATCACAGATTTGTAATAGTCTTAATGTAAATTCATAGTTGTGTTTCCAAACTTTATCAACATCTCTTTCAGTAGTATCTGATATAGCACCACAATGTATAACCCAATCATACTGTTCAACGGCAGGCACAACATTTTCTACCCAATCATAACCTTCTACTTCGTGTCCTTTGTGTATGAGATACTGGGCCATATGACTTCCAATAAAGCCTTTGTGTCCTGTTATTAAAACTTTCATTTTGCCATTTTTCCTATTATGTTTGTTGTGCTATGTCCTTCAACGGTAGGAAATATAATTACCTCAGCTAGATGATTACCAACCACTGTTTCTGGAATATAGTCACCTCCTTTTACAATAATATCTGGTTGTACTCTTTCCATTGTTTGTAAAGGAGTGTCCTCATCAAAAATTATAACTTCATCTATAAATCCAAGTTCTTCAAGAGCTTGTTTTCTAGTAAACTCATCATTAATAGGTCTAGCATCACCTTTTATTCTTTTTACACTTGTATCGCTATTGATGCCTACAATTAATTTACTACCAAGTGTCTTGGCATGTTTTAGTAGTTTCAAATGTCCTACGTGTAATATATCAAATACACCATTAGTGAAAACTATTCCTGTGCTTAAATCTTTTGGAGTAATTACAGCTACACCACGTTTTTCTACTATTCTAGCCGCGGCAAAACAAGCTAACTTACAAGATTGAAATATATCTAAGCCTTTTTCTATACCATAAGCAATCACTGATAACACAGTATCGCCTGCGCCAGTAACATCAGCAACCTCCTTAACAGGTTCTACAAAATTTTTGTATTGTCCTTTTTCACTCATAACATGTATACCGTTGGCTCCGTCAGTTACTACTAGCCAATTCCAATTATGTTTACGCATATTTTCTATGGCAGAGTCTTTTGTAAATTCTCCAAACCATGATATATATTCTTTCATATTTGGTTTTACTAAGAATGCTCCATTGTAAATTTCTGGACTTTGTTTTGGATCTACTAAAACTTTACAACCTCTTGATACTAATTCTTTGACTGTATTTTCTTGAACTATGCCTTTATTGTAATCGCTTACACAAATTAAAGTATCTACTGTCGCTTCATTTAATAATCTTTGATATGCTTCTGTGCCTTTATAAATTTGTTCATTATCCCAACGTACTATGTGTTGGCCGTTTTGTCCAACTAATCTAGTTTTTGTGGTTGTGACCAAATGATCTTTTACTACTCTAGCTTCTAATTCTGTATCACCTATCATTTCAAGAAGTTTAAATCCTTCTTTATCTTGACCAACACTACCAAATAGCTTTACCTGTCCATTGATAGATTGGATGTTAAGAGCCAAATTACCTGCTCCGCCTATGCTGAAATGTTGTGATTCTTCTAGTAAAACTGGCACCGGAGCTTCTGGACTTATTCTATCTGCGTTACCGACTATCCATCGGTCGAGCATGATATCTCCGTAAACTATTATCACTGATGATTCCTAATGAACTGTGTGTTATCAGGCAAGTATGTGGTTTTAGAATCAAATTCTCTCACATGTGTAACGTATGCCTTATCTGATAGTAATGTATCGTTGTTGTAAAATAATTCTTTTCTACATACTTCATCAGACAACTTTCCTGTACCAGCTAACACATAACTCCATAATGGCCATCCTGCTGATCCTTCTTGTCTTGGAAACATTGATTGATTAGGTACTCTGTGTTTAGCCACTTCATGCATATCCTTAACAAAACTTGTCATAGTTTTACCACTGTCAATGTATTGCCAGAATTCTGTGTCTTTCCTACCACATGTATAGTGGGCAACTAAAAAGTCTTTTAATATATCGTATAGATGTCCATTGGTGTTGTTATATTCAGCTACTTGAGCCACGTTACATGTCTGATCGATACTATTACCTAAACAGCCGTAAACAAAATGCTTCAATTGAAAAATTGTTGTATGAATGCTTGTAGCTTCTAAAGGCTCCGCAAAGGCCGCACATAATCCAACTGACAAACAGTTTTTAATCCATAATGTTTCTTGTCTACCACTTTCAAATTTCAATAATCGTATAGGTTCTACTTTTTTACCTATAGTCTGTTCTAGTTCTAACTGTGCTTGTTCGGGTGTAACAAAATCATCACAAAACACGTAACCACAACCTCTTCTATTCAGAGTAGGAATTTGCCAACACCATCCGTTCTTTTGTGCCCAAGCATTTGTTACAGGTTCAATTTTTTCATCTTCTTCATATGGTAGTAAAAAAGGTAAAGCACTATTGACAGGCAAATTTTCTTTATAACTTTTCCATTTACTGCCTACTGCTTTCATTAATATTTGAGCAAATCCACTAGCATCAATAAACATATCACCCGATTGTGTTTTACCATTGCTCAGCTTTAGTTCTTTGATGTAACCAGTTTCAGGGTGTAATACTACTTCGTTTACTTCTGAATCTATATGTGTAACAGTATCACAAAGTTTTTTGAAATATTTGCCGACTTTATGTGCGTCAAAATGGTATGCGTGATTGCCGTTATGATCGGGAAAACTATTTTTATTATGATGTATTTTATATCCTAGTTCAGTACTAATGTGTAATAGTTCCTTATCTCTATATCCTAAAGCGTTTAAAAAAACTAAATCTTGTGAATCGTAACTGGTAGGAGATCCGTCAATAGGACCATAATAATGACTTACTGTATCAGGATTCCAACCTATATGTTTTATTCCTAATTTTATTGTAGCGTCACATTCACGTATAAAATCTTCTTCAACACAACCTAGATTATGCATTTCGTTTTGAACTATGTTTGTTAATGAACCAGTGCTACCTTCTCCTGCTCCTATAATTCCTATCTTACTGCTTTCAATACAGGTTACTGAATGCTCTGGTCGTATCTTAGAAATCATTAATGCCGCTAACCAGCCAGCAGTTCCTCCTCCTACTATGACTATTTTCATTAAAAACCTCCTGTGCTATGGCATCGTTCAAACCAATCATAACCCATATTGGTTGTTTCAATAGCGTCTTTGTGTGATATGCTTACCCTGTTTCTAATTTCTTCTGACTTCAAAAATTCCGTCATAGCAAAGTCAGTCTGCATAGGACTTAATCTGTTTAGGTCAACGTTTACAGAATATCCCATTTGTATTAACCACAGTTGCCAGTTCTGTGGATGAAATAATGTTTTACTAGAAACATCTGAATAAAAAGTTCTTTCTGGATCTTTCAGCCAATCTTCATAAAACAAGTGTCTTGGAGATTTAACATGACTTTCCTTAACATAGTTCCAAAATTTTGTGTCCCACTTGCTATCAGCATAGTGACTTCCTACAAAATCAACAGCATCTGAATACCAAGCCATCATTGTTTTGTTATACATGTCTATACTTGCTTCAGTATAAGCATATTGCGGAATGTGTAACGCAAGTTCCTGTACTCCATAAGTCATACTAGCAAGTCCTGTAGATTCTAAAGGTTCAATAAATCCACCACTTAGGCCGATTGATACAACATTCTTTTCCCAAAAGTTTTCGCTATAGTAAGGTGTCCAATCAATAAGTTTCAAGTTCTCTGGTTTAATTCTGTTGTTCCAATGTTCACAGAAATACTTTTTAGCTTCTTCTGGATCAGTTATATTGCTGTTAAATACCATACCAGAACCAATCCTTGATTGTGTAGGTATTTTCCATATCCAACCATGATCCACAGCAGGACAACTTACATACGGCACACGTTCTTTATCAACGTCCTCATAAGGAACATGTCCGGCTACTGCGGCATTGGTAAACAATCTACCTGTATCCAGTAATTCGACCTTTTTTCGGTCTTTTAAAAGCGATAAGAAGCCCGTACAGTCCAGATAAAAGTCTGATGTGTGTGTTACACCGTTTTTCAGTTCAAGGCTGGTTATATAGCCATCTATGTCTTTATTAACCTTAACAACATCGCTTTTGATTACGTTGACTGTATTAGCACAAATATTTTGTAATTCTGTCACTAGTTTACCAGCATCAATATGATATGCTAGAGTTTCAAAAGCATTAAACATGTCAACCTTGTTCATCATGGTATTTTGATAACTTGGAATACTGTGATGTCTAAAATCTAATTTTTGATTTTGTGCCCATATATCATATTGTGTACATTTTAAATCAAAGTAGGATTTATTTAAAAAGAAAGGATGATAAATTTTTCGGCCAGGTTCTACCCAGTTCGGAAAGTCAATACCTGCTTTGTATGTACCATCTACATTTTGAAACCATTGAGGCAGGTTAATTCCACATTGTCTCAAAAATGCTGGAAAAGTTAAAACAGTTGCTTCGCCTACACCAATTGGATTTCCAACTTCTTTATCAATTACCGTTAATGGAATGTCCCAGAAATTATTTTGAATGTAAGTTGCGGCTAGCCATGCCGCTGATCCACCACCAACTATGGTAATGCTTTTAATTTTTTTCATTTTCTAAATATCCTATCAGGTCAAATACAGTTTTTAATTTTGTTTGATTTGTTTTATTTTGTAATGTATTACGTAAACCCATGTGTAATGGTTTTGGCCATTTTCCAAAACTTACCCAACTATAACCATCGTGTTCATCGTTAAGACTAGGAATAAATTCATTTGTCGTTACACACAAATAGGTATGAAAACTAAATTTTTCATCGCTACTTACAAATGTTTCTAAAGGTATAGTTTTTAAGATATCTGGTATCTGTCCAATTTCTTCAGTTATTTCTCTTTGTAAAGCAGGCCACGGATACTCATTCTTTCCGTTGGTTCCGCCTACCAATCCCCATACGTTTTTTTGTTTACTTTGTGTCCTATGTAGCAGTAGAAACCTTTTGGTCTTTAAAGCATAGAATAAGGCTCCACTACATGTGATTTCACTATTCATGTAAATAATTATCTTAAAGTGCTAGGCGCCAAGTACCTTTTTGATACTCACCCTCCCAGCTGAGTATCCATTCTGTACCAGTCCACCTATATTGTACGCCTGTATTTAGGTTTGTAATGTATTTGGTTGTAGTTCCATCATCTGTACTAGCATCAAATACTATATGCCATTTAGAACCATCCCATTCAACTACATCATTTTGACCTGCCACGAAGTCACTACCATCAGCATTTTTCCAAGCATCTGGACCATCATAAGGATCTCTACTGCTACCATCACTTGGATCTTGGCCAAAGGTCATTAGTCCTCCTACATTAGCACTATCATTTATTTTACCTAATAGCAATAGTCTTAAACCTGCTACCTTTGTTGTTGAGTTAGGATTATATTTCTGCGGATCTATAATATAATCTACACTACCTGTATTATTTCTACCACTCGGACTACTTAAACTAGAATTAGTAGGAATTGTATCTTCGTCCCATACTATTTGTAACTTTGTCCTGTCAAGTTCATTAATTGTTATACCACCATTGATGCTTATTGTGCCACTTTCTCCAGCCAATAATTTTCTTTTAATTTGTAATTGGGATAGTCCTGCTCTATACACTCCAGGATGTGGATCTATTACTTGATCCCATGCTATACTTCCTACTCTACCTCTATCAACTATTTGTGCTGTATTACCCATTACAAGTATGTCATAATCTTTATAATTGTTAGTTGAAACATCAATACCAGATTTGGTTGTTCTGCCTGTTTGTAAATCTGTTTTTGCTTGATTGTTTTCTGTATCTGAATAAGCTGAAAGTTCAGGCATTGATGTGCCAAGGTTTATTGTTCCTCTAGATTCATCAAAAATACTCATAATTACATTTGTTATTACACCTAGTTTTTTAACTTTGGTCA